ATTATCAAAATGGAATGCACAGTACATGCAAAATCCAAGTGGAGAAGAAGGAGCGTTGATTAAAAGAGAATGGTGGCAGAACTGGGAACATGATTTACCTCAAATAGAACATATTATACAATCTTATGATACGGCGTTTATGAAAAAAGAAACTGCCGATTATAGTGCTATTACTACCTGGGGAGTGTTTCAACCTACTGAAGATTCAGGTAAATGTTTAATGTTATTAGATGCTGTAAAAGGACGATATGAGTTTCCAGAACTTAGAAGAGTTGCATTAGAACAGTACGGATACTGGCAACCGGAAACAGTTATAGTCGAGAGTAAGGCATCAGGGCTCCCTTTAACTTATGAGTTGCGAAAATCAGGGATTCCTGTTATAAATTTCTCACCCTCAAAAGGCAACGATAAACATACGAGGGTAAACAGCGTTTCGCCGTTGTTTGAGTCAGGACGTATATACGCTCCGAAAGAAATGGAGTTCGCACAAGAAGTCATTGAAGAGTGTGCTGCTTTTCCATATGGAGATCATGATGACTTGGTCGATTCTATGACTCAAGCGGTAATGCGGTTTAGACAAGGTGGTTTAATAGAACACCCTGAAGATTATCAGGATGAACCATTGCCACAAAAACCGAAGGTATATTATTAGTATGGGAAAAACATTATTAGAAATGCTAGCACAAATATTCGGAAAGAATATTTTTTCAAAAACAATAGGTACAAGAACTAATGTTATAAAACTTCCTTCTGCTGATAAAAGAAGATTATTTAAAAACGATTTAGACATTGGTCGTGCAAATGAATCTCAAACAGAGACGATTAAAAAAGAATTAGAAGATTTAATTCCTGACATTCCTAAAATGAATGATATGGAAAAAATGACATTAGAAGGTAATGTTAGAAGACTATATGATAAATTATTCCCACAAGAAACATCTGGTGAAGTTATAGATATTGCTACTAAGAAAAAAGTTACAGGTCAAGGTTTAGAGTCTTTAAAAGAAAAAGCTGGAATCCCTGAAGGCGTGGAGCCTGGTTCCTTAATGGATAGACTAAATAAGTCTATACAAAAACTACAAGCACAAAAAGAAGCATTTGATCAACAATTAAAAGACATGCCAAGTCCATTAAAACCTTCAACCGCATTAGATCCTAGAGAAGGAATGGTAAGAACAGCTGCTAGAGAAATTCTACAAAAAAATATGAAGGCGGGTAAATTAAAAATCAATGATCCTTATGAAGCTAAAATGATTTTAGAATCTAGACAAGGTGGGGTTGATCCAATTGATGTTTACAGAAGATATTATGGTGAAGGAGCTTTAGAACAATTAGATGATGTTGCAGATGATTTAATGAAAACAGAAAGCTATTCACAAATTGATGAGATCTTAACTAAAAATAAATTATTTGATATTCCTGTTAAAAAGAATGCAGGTAAATATGATGAAGGGGTTTACTCTGATGAAGAAATGGCAGAGATGTTAAAAGACAGCATCCCGGATCCGGAAACAGGGATCATTACTCCTAAGTCTGAATTAGAAAAGAAATATGGTAAAGAAAAACTAGAAACAATGTTGACACCTAAAAAACCAACTGAACCAGAAGAGTTTAATACAGGCGGCAGGGTCCATGCAAGAGGAGGCTACATTGCAGGTTTAGGTAAAAGTATTCTTAAAGCGATGAAACCTTTTGGTTCTAAACTTTCATCAGTTAATAAGATGGAAGGAGCTATGTATGGCTCAGAAGGAATTGCATCTTTAATGGATATATTATCTACATATGGAATTGGTTTTGCAGATGGTGGACGTGTTAATTTTTCTGGAGGAACTAAATTAGTTATGGGAATTATTAAGGCTATTAAAAAATTAAAACCGATAGATGCTATGAAGGAAATGAATGAGGTTGTAGCTAAAAGAGGTAAGTATAAAAATTTAGATGATGATCAAGTTAAGAAAATATTTGATGACACAAACGATCATATTTTTGAAAGAGATGTTCCAGCAGATGAATTCAGTCCTGCCTTTGATGAAGTTGAAAAAACTAAAACTAAAATTTTAAAAGATGTTGATGAAGGCTATGGGGTAACTCCAGATATGAAAAAAGAATTAGATGCATTAGCAAAAGCGGGTGCACCTAAAGCTGCAGAACGATTTGCATTAAAGAAAAAATATCCTGGTATTGATGAGAGACTATTAACAGATATTATTGATGACACAGATCCAAACAGAAAAGCTAGAGTCCTTGCAGAATTAGATCAAGCAATGGAATTGATGAAACGAGATATTAGTTCAGACGAAGTTATTGATATTTTAAAAAATCAATCAAGAACAAAACAAGCAGAAGGTGGCTTATCATATTTGATGGGGTTTTAGGTCATGGGAATGAAAGTAAAAGACTATGACCAAATGATGAGTCATTTGACTGAAAAAGATTATCAGTCAAATACTATTGTACCAAAGAAAAAACCTTTCCAATACAAAAGCAGACTAGAAACTATTAAAGAAGTTGACCCTTTTGTTTCACCGCAAACAAAAGTCTTTTTAAGAAATCAATTATTAGATGATGCACTAGAAGCAGGTTATATTACTCAAGAACAATATGATAGTGCTGCTAAAAAATTTATGGAAGAAGTTTATCCTACTTTAGAAAAAACTTACGAAGACTATGATCAATTTATTGAAGATGATGCAATGGGTAGAGTTACTAAAAACTATGGAGGACGAGTAGGTTTTTCAGGTGCAGGTTTAGCATTAGCAAAAGAAGTAGGTAACTTAACTTTGAGTAAAGCAAAACCTATAGTTAAAAAATTATTAGGTGAGATTCAACCCTATGGTGGTGCAAAGAACATTGGTGAAGCAACGGTTAAAACAGATCGAACTGCTGAACTTAATTTTATAGAAGGTATGGATGCTTTTACTAAAAAATTTTTTAATGATAATTTTTCTGCGGCTTCTAGGTACTTAGGTCAGTCAAGAGAGAAACTAAAAGCTATTTATAATAGAACTTTAGGTGAGTTAAAAGAAAATGGTGAACGAGCAAGTATTACAAGAGACAAAGAAGTACCTGTATTAAAAATACCTGTAAGAGATGATGCTATTCCATATCCAGAAGTTACCACTAAATTTAAAACTAACCCTGGAGACTTTACCGAGTTAGTTACTAAAAATACTAAGAACCAATATTACAATAAAAAAGAAATAGCTAATATGTTAGGTATTGAGTTACCTGCAGATAATCCAAAATTTACAAAACAAGTTGTTGATCGATTAAGTTATGATATCGAAAGAGGTCCAATCGTTGTTAAGACAAGACCTATACCGGGTCAAGAAAAAGGTAAGCTGTATCACTTTGGAGATACCGTTAATTCATTATTAAAAAATTATAAGAATAAAGCAATTGATGGAATGAACGAAGCAAGTGCTGAAAGACTTAAAATTGAAAAAAATTTAGATGCTCCTTTATATAAATACTTTAATACTTTTAAATCACAAAATAGAACTACTGCAAAAGATTTAGGAATGTTTACAAAATATGCTCCAGATAATATTGGTCATGCAGTGTCTCTTAAAGAATGGAATAAATTTCCAAAACTATTTAAAAATTCAAATGTAAATAAAATTAATAGTTTAACTTTTCAAGATCCAATTATAAATCAAGATGTGTTTAAACTTACTGGTTATGAAAAAAACTATAATAAATTTTTTTATCAGTTAGAAAATTTAGTTAATAAACCTGTTACAAAAGAAACACAGAAAAAAATATTACAAGTTAAAAATCAAATGGAAGATAATTATAACAATATAATTAATACTATTGGAAACAAAGAACAATTAAGAAGTGTTTTATTAAAAGATAAAAGGTATCAAAATTTTTTAGATGAAGATTATTTAGAGTACTTAACCACTCACACCGATAGAGTTCCAAAATTAGATGTTAGAATTCCTAGAATAGGTGAAAAGTTTAAATCAGAAGATATCTTTGCAGACATGACAAATGTTAATCCTAAATATATTTTAGGTTATGTAGATAAAATAAATCCTGCAGCTAAAAAATTATCTGATTTAAATATGCAAGAAAGAGCTTTGTATGATGCAAACTTAAGAATGCAAAATGCAGAAATCTTAAAAGAGTTTTATCAAAAAGCTGGTTTCACAAAAGAAGAAGTTGCAGAGTTAGCAGATGATTTAATGTATAGATATGCAACGGGAGGCAGAGTTGGTTTTTCTGGAGGTAAACTTGCATCATCACTTTTATCTAAGTTAACAAAAAATGCTTTAAGAGAATTAGAACAAGCATTTAAAAATGTTAAACATAGAATGACAGGTGAAGACTATAAATATGAAGCTAGAGAATTAGCAGATGAATTAGCAGATGTAAGATTTAAATCAGCGTTCAGTGATTTAAGTGATCAAGATCAAATGAAATTATATGATGAAGCTTACGAATATATATTAGAAGGAAAAAGAGATTTAGCAAATGTTAAAGGTGCAATTAATATTGACACTGGTGAAAATATATTAACAGGTGAAAAAGTAATGAAGGGAAAAAGAGAACTAAATTCAATTGGTGGTAGAGTTGGTTTTGCTGGCGGTACAATAATACCTAAAGCTTTACAGGCTATGTTTAAAACTGCAGCACAAGTTTCGGATGCAATGCGTAATGTAAAAAATTCAGTTTTTGATAACTGGAATAATGTTAGAATGTTTGGTGAACAAGAAGGTATTGCTAAGAACTTAACAAACTATACAAATGCCCCTAGTCAAAATCGTAAAACCTCAGCATTAGAAAATATAGAAAATTTAAAAAAAGTATTACCTGAAAAATATCATAAAGATTTAGATGTATTAAAAAATGCAACAGATCAAAATAACTTTAAAACAGCTTGGGATAAGTTTGAAGAGTTCGATAAAACTATAGATCCAGATCTTAAATTTGAAAATATACCTGAAGAATATTTTCCAATGCTTGATCCATTAAATGATGCATTTGTAGAAATAGGACCGAGGTCTTCTATGAAAATGCCAAGATATTCTTTTAGAACAAGTATGGAGCTTGATCCAATAACTAAAAAACCAACTGGTAAATACACTCAAGAACAATTAGAAATATTTGATCCTGAAACAAGAACTTTTAGAAAACAAGGTGAAGAAAAATTAGTCGGTGTGGATACAGATAAAGGTAAAGAAGGATTAAACTAATGTATTCAAAAGGTAAAAAGAGTGGTCCGCCACCAAAAGCCGGACCAGTAAGTCAGGGCTTGAATATTTCCTATAATACTGTTAAAACGATAAAACTTACGGAGAAAATAAATGGCAGACATAGACAAGGCGCTTCCAAACGAACCAAGAAAAGAATTTGAAATACCTGGTGAAGAAGAAATTCAAGAACAGGTAGTTGAAGAAGTAGAAAAAGTACAAGAGTCACCTGATGATGTTGAGGTGATGGAAAACGAAGACGGTTCGGTTGATATTAATTTAGATCCTGCGGCTGCGACGCCTGAAGGTGGAGATGAGCATTATGCAAACCTTGCAGATTTTTTACCTGATGATGTTTTAGGTAGAATGGCATCGGATATTTCTGGTAAGTATCAAGAATATGTTACATCAAGAAAAGATTGGGAAAAAACTTATACTCAAGGTTTAGATTTATTAGGTTTCAAATATGACAATAGATCAGAACCATTTAATGGTGCATCAGGTGCAACTCACCCAGTATTAGCAGAAGCAGTTACACAGTTTCAAGCATTAGCTTATAAAGAATTATTACCAGCAGAAGGTCCAGTTAGAACTCAAATTATTGGATTACAAACTCCAGATAAAGTTCAACAAGCAAGTCGTGTTAAAGATTTTATGAATTATCAAATCATGGATCAGATGAAAGAATATGAACCAGAATTTGATTCTATGTTATTTCACTTACCATTATCAGGATCAACTTTTAAAAAAGTTTATTATGATGAAGTGGAAGGACGAGCAGTATCTAAGTTCGTTCCTGCAGATGATTTAATTGTTCCGTACACAGCTACCTCATTAGATGATGCGGAAGCAATTATTCATCGTGTAAAAATTTCTGAAAATGA